ATTTAGAACATATTTACACGGAAAAATAGAGTATTATTCTGGTTGGAATGGTGCATATCGTGAACCATCTATGAGAACTGCAGAAGCAGGTTATAGTGAATGGTGGGGTGGCCGTTACCTTACTGAATATGTTAGTGACGTGTATAGAACCGTTCAGTCGGATAATTCGATGGGTGTTAGTGACATTCGTGTTTATAACAGAGATATCCGAGAAGATAATCAAAGATCTAAAGGATATTACGATGACAGTTTACTAGATAGTGAAATTTCATTCAATGCAGTCATAAAAGGAATGCCAATGAATAGTAAACTGGTTCCTTGTCCATACTATATGCCAGATGATTTTGCTCTGATTGACTTCAGATATAATCTAGGTGGTGTAAATATTCAACAGGGAGATACAGTTACTATTAGTGGAAGTGAAGTTTACGAGGTAATTGTTGCATCATATAACCAAGCTACAGTAACAAGAGGAATGTTATTCTGTGCGAGGATTGTTTGATGGCTGATTTTACTTTTCTTTCACTCACTTCAGGCATCGATGCATTCGATGAACAGAAAACCACTGTTACAAATGCTGATGTTGGTAAATCGAACATTTCGTCTACCAATGGAACTATTAGTAGAAGTTTGTCTTTTGATGACTCTCTCATTGGGTATCTTCCCAATGAGATAAGACAGTCTCATTTGACTGGAAGAAGACCACATAAAGGTTTACAGTTCCCAAGGGGAGTATACAACAAATAATTGACTCACACTGAGTAAAACGTATGACAACAAGAACCGTTCCTGGTGCAGGTGCACAGTTTAATCCTATATTTGATGACGAATTTGGTGTAGAGTCTATTGAAGTGCTTAATGGTGGTAGTGGATATGCTGCCACAGATCCACCAAAGATTACTATAACTGGAACAACAGACCCTCTCGTTGAGGGTGTATTTTATCCTGTCATTGTAAATGGCAGTATTAATAGAATTGCTGTGCTTGAACGTGGAAGTGGATATTTTCCTATTCCTGTAGAACTTGCAACGAGAGTTGGTATTGCAACTACATCTTATGTTGAGAGTTCAATAGTTGTTAATAGAGGTGACTATGTTTCTGTAGCATCAACAGAATCATCAATCATCATGGCACTTTCTGATGTTGGTGGAAGTGCTATTTTAGAAAATGGGTATAATGTAGCAATTTCAACCACTATTGTTGGTACTGCTGGGACTGTAGTTCCAGACTTTTCCTTCAATCAGAACGCATTTTATGGTCTATTTTTCCCGTTCCCATCTTATGCAACTAGTGGTGTAGGAACTGGTGCTAAGTTTAGTGTATTCTTTGTATATAACTCGGGAACTGGTGATGCAATATCGACTTCATTGATTCTCAGAGAGGGTGGTAGGGGATATGCCCCTGGAGATACTGTTTCTATTGCAGGAACTTACATGGGTGGTCAAACACCAGCAAATGACCTTTCATTTACCGTTTCTACGGTTGCCAATACTATAATTCCAGCAGAAGCAGATGCAACTTACACAGATGTACCTAGTTACACTTCTGTTGGTTTTGGAACTGGTGCAATATTTGAAGTAACTAGAGACTCTACTGGTAATATTGACGAAATCAATATCGTTAACGGTGGTGTTGGTTATGCTTTAACTGATGTTGTTGGAATCTCGGGAACTCACATTGGTGGAAGTTCACCAAATGATGATCTCAGACTTGTACCATCAGTTCTTGGTACAGATAAATTACCATCAACTCTATATGTTGATAAAGTTGATGATAACACGTTCCAGGTTTCTGGTCTAGCAACAGCAAATCCACTAAACTTCACTAGTTTTGGAATAGGACAAAATAATCTCAATTATGATAATCCAAATGCAAGTGCTCTAATTACTATTGATAATATTATTCAAGCACCAATTTATAAGAGAGACCTCTCACCAACACTAAATCACATCATCGGTATTACAACAGACATCATTTATTTGTCTGGAATTGGTTCTGTTTCTTCTACAGACATCATCCAAATAGACCAAGAATACTTCCAGGTAAGAAGAATTGGTTTAACGTCCGAGACTGCTGTTGAAGTTACCAGAGGGTATATTGGGTCTAAAGTAGGTTATCATACTGTTGGAGCAGCAGTAACAGTCCTTAGAGGTGATTATAACATCGAAGAAGGAAATATACACTTCACAGCACCACCATATGGACCAACTGGTTTTGTTGGTCTGCAAACTTACTCAACCTTTAGTGGTAGAGTCTTCTCAAGAAGATTTGATCCAGGAACACCAAATGACTTAAATCTTGTATTTGATGACCTATCAACTCAGTTCGTCAGTGCATCATCAACGGAGTTTTACCTGAAGAGTAGAGATAAGTCTGTTGTTGGTGTTTATACAGATACAAACAGTGTAGTTACTGGTGGCATTGATATTAACAACAATCCACTAGTTCTAATTAATAATATACCACAGATATCAGGAACAGATTTTGCTGTTGATAATGCAGGTGAAAATAGACTCAGATTCATATCTGGTTCCCCAAGTGCAGGAAAAATAACTAGAACAGGAGTTAGTACTGGATTTGGTTATCAACCTCTTGTTTCTGCGGGTGCAACCGCAATTATTTCTGGTGGGAGCATTGCCCAGATTGATATAAGAGGATTTGGTGCGGGTTACAGAACTGCACCTATGATAGAAGTTATCTCAGCAGTTGGAAGTGGTGCATCTCTTACTGCAACTATTGGTGCTGGTGGCACAATTACTGCAATTAACATCGTAAATGCTGGCACAGGATATAGTATAACAAATCCACCAATCATCGATATAGATGAACCAGCAATGTATAGTGATTTGGATTTGGAGTATATTCCAGGTTCAAGTGGCAATGGTACTGGTGCAAAGGCATCTGTTGTAGTTGGAAATGCTAATGATATTATTGGATTTGAACTAGAAGAACCAGGTGAATATTATAAAGTTGGAGACGTATTAAGAGTAGTTGGCATTGTAACTGATACTCAAGTCGGTGCAGGATTTAGTGAGTTTAGAATTACTGTTGAAGAAGTACTGACAGATAAATTTAGTGGCATGTATCCTGGACAATTTGTCCAGTTTGATGACATCTCAGGATTCTTTAACGGATTTAAGAAGAAATTCACCTTGACTGTTTCTGAAGCTGGAAAAACTGAGATTTTAAGTTTAAAGGTAAATCCAAGTTCAGATTTATCAATGGAAAATAACTTGTTTGTTTTCGTCAATGATGTTCTTCAGACACCACTGCAATCATATACATTCAATGGTTCTAGATTATCATTTACAGAACCACCAAAACCAAACTCTAAGTGCACTATTTTGTTCTATAGAGGTTCTGATTTAGATGTTGAGCAAGTAGACCCACCAAGAACAATCAAAGAGGGTGATTCTATTCAGATTGGTGATAATATTCTCAATCCAGCAGACAGACCACAATTTGAACGTATTGTAAAGAGAATCGTATCTGCAGATGCTCTAGATACATTTGCTTATGACAGCATTGGTATCAATACTGATCCTGCTGCAGAAAGACCACTAAGATGGACTAAACAGACTACTGATAGGATTATCAATGGTGTTCTTTATTCAAAATCAAGACCAGACCTGAAGAGTAGAGTAGTACCAACAACAAAACTCATCAAGAATGTTCGTCAAGAAGATGAAAAACTATATGTAAATAATGCATTCCCATTATTCCAAGCAGTTGATGGGATGAAAGAGGACATAAGAGACGTTGGAATTGTTGATGTTGGTGAAACTAATGCGGCAATTGCTACTGCAATTGTTTCTGCTGCAGGAACTGTCTCTAGTATCTCTGTTTCTTATGGTGGAACAGGATATCACAGAATAGATACTCCAATTGTAGCAATTTCATCTGCAGTCATCAGAAGAAAAGACCCAATCTTTAACTGGATTGGAAGTAATACTGGAATATCTACTGATGTTACAATTAATAGTATCACACTAGGTAAACCAATTGTTGCTGTTGGTAATTCTGGATTTGTTGGATTTACTACAAATGGAATTTCTTGGGGAACAAGCACAATTGGAGTTGGTACAGAGTCATACTCACAAATTAACTTCAGTTCTGTTGGTGTTGCTGATTCAACAACGTATATTGCTGCTGGAACCAATGCAAAACTAGTAAGGTTTACTGGTACTGGAACTGGAATTGGTGCTTCAATCGGAATGAAACTCCTCAAAGAAGTGGTCGTTCTTGGTCTGCCCGACCCAGTTATTGAATTCAGTCAGTATACAAGTGATTTTAATGATATTGTATACAATGAGATTCAGGATTCTTGGATTGCTGTAGGTAATGGACCTGGATTATTCCAAGGTGTAGGAATTGGAACAACTTCATTCTATGAAAAGAATGCAAGAGCATTTAATAATTTAAATGGTGTTGCACATAATGGTGGAAGATATGTTGTTGTTGGTGACAGTGGTCTAATTCTCTACTCTACAGATGGCAATTTCTGGGACAGAGTTCAGTCTCTGGCATCAACTAGAAACTTCAACAGTATAACCTGGACGGGAAGATTATTTGTTGCTGTTGGAGATAATGGAACAATTTTTGTATCACCACACGGTCAATTAAATTGGCAGAGAGTTGTACCAAATATTACGGACCATCTTTACAATATCAAGTATGAGTATGGGGTCTATGTTGCAACAAATCAAGCAGGACAACTTCTATTCTCTCTAGATTTAACCTACTGGACATATAGAGACACAAATCAGTCAAACTTTATTAACGACTTGGTATTCCTACCTGCTCCACCACCAGCACATCTGAGAGGACCAAATTATAATGTTATCTCCGAAGAAGGTAGATACTTCTTGGTTGGAGCTGCAGGAACAGCAATGTACGCAGATCCAATTTACAACAGAGCAACGGGTGTTTCTACAGTAGTAAATGGTGCAGTTTCCTCTATAACTGTTGTAAATCCAGGATTTGGATACTCTGCAACAACTCCACCACCAGTATTGGTTGAATCTGATTCAGCATTAAATGAGCAGATTTATTCCATCAAGGCAAAGGGTGACTTTGGTGTAATTAAGTACGTTGGTGTAGGAAATACCCATATCGATTTCATCTTACAATCTGAACAGTATGACAATTCTGCATTAGGAATTGGATACTCTGCACTTAACACTTATGGAGTTACATATTCTCAGATAGAAGTAGGTGATAGATTTGTAATCTTTGATAGTAATTCAACAGTAAGTCATGCTCTCACTGGAATTACAACAAACTTTGGTGCTCTAATTGAACCAATTGGAGTAGCAGTGTCATTCATTGATGGAGTATATCAGGCAGAAAGAGTAGATGCAACTCCTTCGACTGGAATTGTTACTGTAAGGTGTATGTTTGCTACAAGTCCAACTGGAGGGGCAATTGATGTCAATACTTCATTGAATGAAAATGGAGTATATGGTAGATACACATGGGGTAAGATTTACGACTTCCAGAATAGAACTAGATATGGTCCCAAAGATTTCTTCGTTAACACAAATAACGGACTATCTGGTCTATCTACTGCTCCTGATGTTTATAGAACGAGAGGTTTGTCCTAAGGTCTTGACTCAACCTCTCTAAATCTATATAATGACTCTGTGGAGTTTGAAGCATTAGATTTATATTGTTAAGACCTAAATAAAAGAAAAATGGTCGTTTTACAAAACAATGCCTGCTATTATAACTGAACAATTTAGGGTGATGAATGCCGAAACTTTCGTGGAAAGTTTGGTTGCTGTTGGCAATACCGCAAATACATATTATACTTTCATTGGTCAACCAAATAGTCTTAACCCTTTAGCAGGAGGATCTGCTAGTTGGGGAGATGGGTTGTCACCAGTTGATGGATTTGAAGAAGAAGATTCAATCAAAGAAACAATTATTGCCATGAAGAAAATCACATCGGAAGATGTGAGAAGAATGATTCGTAAAGTATCTTGGACTTCAGGAACTACATACGAGATGTATCGTCATGATTATACGATTTATAATAAGACCCCAGTAACGAATCAACCGAGTCTTTATAACTCGAATTTTTATGTTATCAATGAAGATTTTAGAGTATATCTATGTCTTCAAAATGGAACAGACCCAGAGAACCCCAAAGGTAGACCATCCTTTGACCAACCATCATTCATTGACTTAGAACCAAGACCAGCAGGTACTAGTGGTGATGGTTACATCTGGAAGTATTTGTTTACAATCAAACCATCTGAGATTGTAAAGTTTGATTCAATTGAATTTATTCCAGTTCCTAATAAGTGGGGAGAAACTGGTGAGTCAATCTCAACAAAAAATAATGCTATTGACGGAAAGGTAGAAATTATAACAATTACTGATAGAGGAATTGGATATCAACCAATTTCAAAGTCATTTACTAATATTCCTATTCTAGGAGATGGTGAAGGTGGTAAGGCAACCATCACTGTAGACTCTTTTGGTAAGGTTTCTGAAGTATTTGTTACTGATGGTGGATCAGGATATACTAAAGGAATTATTAAATTTGAACCAGGAGCACCTGGTATTCCAGCAGACCTATCAAATGACCGTGAAATTGCTGAGTTTGATGTAATTATTCCTCCAAAGGGAGGGCATGGTCACAATATCTACAGAGAACTAGGTGCATATAGAGTTCTTGTTTACTCACGTTATATTACAGACGAGACAAACCCAGATATTATTCTAGGAAACGATTTTGCTAGAGTTGGTATTATCAAAGACCCAACTGTATTTGGAAGTGAAACAGAAAAACTTAGTACAGGTGAAGTTAGTGCACTGAACTCACTGAAGTTATCTGGTGTTACTACACAGACAACTTATCCTGTTGACTCGATTATCACACAGACAATTGGAACAGGTGTTACTGCAATTGGATTTGTTGCTGCTTGGGATGATACAACTGGAGTTCTGAAGTATTATCAACCTGTTGGATTAGCAACAGAAGGTGTTGGATATAAACTCAATAGTTTTACTTCTACACCAGTTACAGGTGGTTCATATACTATTGAATGTCCAAAAATTGTTGGTCCAGCTCTTTCTATTGATACTCAGTTTACTGGTCTGAGCACCGTAATAAATAGTAGGACTTATCAGTTGGGAAGCAGCTTTGTTGCTGGTATTTCATCTGCTGAATACAACAAAAAGTCTGGTGACATAATCTATATTGACAATAGGAAGGCAATCCCAAGGTCGTCTAGTCAAAAAGAAGATATTAAAATCGTACTGGAGTTCTAAAGTCAAATGCCACAGAATACTAATCTAAATGTATCTCCATACTTTGATGATTTTGATGCGTCTAAAAATTATCAAAAAGTATTATTCAAACCTGCGACTCCTTTACAGGCAAGAGAGTTAACAACTCTGCAGTCAATCTTACAGAATCAAATTGAAAAATTTGGACAGCACTTCTTCAAAGAAGGTTCAATGGTCATTCCTGGCCAACTTTCTTATGATGATGAGTATACCAATGTCCAAATTGACGAAACTCACTTGGGTATTCCAGTATCACTGTACTTGGATAATTTAATTGGTAAGACGATTCGAGGAGAAACTAGTGGTGTCACGGCAAAGGTAGAAAGATATATTAGTGCTATAGAGTCTGATAGGGATAATGTAACTCTTTTTATTAAGTATCAAAGTTCAAGTGATACTAATTTTGCTGTCAATACATTTGTTGATGGTGAGAATTTAATTGCTGTAGATGATATTGTTTACGGTGCATCTGCAATTAGAGCAGGAGCTAGTCTTGCTACAACCATCATTTCAAACTCAGTAGCAACAGGTTCTGCTGTTAAAATTGCTTCTGGTGTGTATTTTGTGCGTGGATTCTTTATAACTGTAAATCCACAAACGGTTATTCTCGATCAGTATGAGAATTCACCATCATATAGAATTGGATTGCTTATTAGTGAAGAATTAGCAGTAGCATCAAACTCATATGATGACTTGTTTGATAATGCACAAGGATTTTCAAACTTCTCTGCTCCTGGTGCAGACCGATTAAAGTTAACAGCAACTCTCGTCAAGAAAGAAATAACAGACTTCAATGATGAAAATTTCATTGAATTGATGAGAATCAAAGAAGGAACTACTCAGAGATTTGTAGAAGAATCTGAGTATGCTCTTATTCAGGATGAAATTGCAAGAAGAATTTATGATGAGTCTGGTGACTATTATGTAAAACCATTCTCTCTTTCAATCAAAGAGTCACTAAACAATCAGATTGGAAATAACGGTGTATATAATTCTGGGCAGCAAACAAAGCAAGGTAATATTCCAGGTGATTCTAGAGGATGTATTATAGTATCACCAGGTAAGGCAGTTGTACGTGGATATGATATTGAAACCATTGACAGTACCATTATTGACTTTGATAAACCAAGAGAAACTGCAAAAGTAACAAATCATGCTCTACCATTCAGTGTTGGTAGACAAATAAACGTTCGTAATGTTTATGGTTCTTTGCCTGTTGGATTTGACACCTCAACACAGGTTGATTTGTATTCAGGAATAACAGGAGTACAGGGATTTACTTCTGGTGATAAAGTTGGTGTTGCTAGAGTATATGATTTAAAACTAAAGAATGCTGGATTTGCAAATACATTAACTCAGTATGAGTGTTCACTTTATGATATTCAAACATATACAACACTAAGACTTAGCACATCAATTACTCTTTCTGCGTCTACTTTTATTGAAGGGACTAGCACTGGATCTAGTGGTTATGTTGTTGAAGATGTAACTGATTCTGATTTAGTAAATCTTTACCAGGTATCTGGAGTATTCAAAGAGGATGAAAGAATTTCAATTAATGGAATTGTTGATGGAAGAATCATTAAGTCTGTAAAAGATTACGGACTTGGTGATATTCATAGATTAGTTGGTATTAATACTGCTGCTGGAATCGGAACATTTACTGCTGACCCAGTTCTATCTAATTCATTCAGCATAGCAGAACCTGGAACTGAGTTTACTATCAGAGCAGAGAATGCAGGAATATCAACTGTAATATCTTCTTCTCTTAACTTCTTTGTTGGTATTCAAACTGGTGATATCGTTCAATATAGAAAGACTGGAGCAACTCTCCCAACATATAATAAAGTTACTGCAGTCAATAAGGATGATAATAGTCTTGACTTGGCAGCAACAACCAGTATTCCTATGATTTCAGATGGTAGTTTACCTTCTGTAGAGTTTGAGACTAGTGATTTCAAGAGAGTTACACTAGAAATTCTAAACTCATCAAATGCATATCTATATTCTAGACTAAAGAATCGAAATATTGCATCTTTAGATCTATCTGATTCACAGATTGTTGTAAGAAGGTCTTATACAATCACAGTAGCAAATAATGCATTCTCTTCTACATTAGAGACAGATTTAGACTACTCCTTGGAACCATTTGATGAAGAGGATTACAACTTAACTTATGTAAATGATGGTTCAATTGAGGCATTAGATAATCAGAAGTTGTCTGTTTCTGGAAGAACAATTAGTTTAACTAATCTTTCTTCAAATGGAACTGCAATTCTTACAGTAACTTTTAAAAAGATAAAAGCAGGAATCAAGAGTAAGATTTTCCAAAGAGCAACAAGTGTAATTGTTAATGGTTCATCTCTAACTGCTTCTGGAATTGGTAAGACTACTAAAAATGATGGTCTTACTTACACACCATATTACGGACTAAGAGTACAAGATAAAACAATATCACTTAATGTTCCAGATGTACAAGAAATCATCGGAATTTATGAGTCATCGGATACTTCTGATCCAGACCTTCCTAGAATCTATCTTGAGAATCTAAATTCAAGTGTCAGTAACTTCCTTAAGGGTGAACGTATAGTTGGTGAAACAAGTGGTGCTGTAGGTGTTGTCGCAACTAATGACGGAATCAACAGTATTGAAATTGTTTATAGAAATGAAAATAGATTCTCATTAGGTGAGACTATTACTTCAGAAGAGACCAATATAAGTGGCACAATAAATGCTGTTAATATTGGTGATAAAAATATTAGAGATAATTATCTACTAGATAATGGACAAAGGTCTGAACTTTATGATTATTCTAGAATTATTAGAAAAGCAGATTTTTCTGCACCGAATAAAAAGATAAGAATTGTCTTCAATCACTATGCAATTAGTCCAACAGATACTGGTGATTTTGTATCTGCGGACTCTTATGATTTTGATAGATATACATCAGATATTCCATCTGTAGATGGAATGAGAGTTACTGATCTCATTGATTTAAGACCAAGAGTTTCTACTTTCAATCCTGGAACAGCAACTGCATCACCATTTGAATTTAGCTCAAGAGTATTTACTGTAAGTTCTAATTCAACAACTGATGTTTTTGCAAAAGATAAAACTTTAAACATCTCATACAACTATTACCTTCCAAGAATTGATAAACTGTTCTTGACGAAGGAAGGTCTTTTTGTAATTAACAAGGGAATCTCATCACTATCACCAAAAGAGCCTAATGGTTTAGATTCTGCACTTGAAATTGCAACAATTTTCTTACCAGCATACGTTTATAACGTAAAAGATATCAAGTTCTCTCTTTCCACACATAAGAGATATACAATGAAAGATATCTCTAGACTGGAAAGTAGACTTTCTAATATTGAGTATTATAGTTCTTTGTCACTACTAGAGTCTGATACTAAGAACTTGACAATACGAGATCCTAAGACTGGTCTGGATAAATTCAAGTCTGGTTTCTTTGTAGATAACTTCAAGTCATATAATGGTGGAGATATCGCAAACCCACAATATAAAGCATGTGTAGACACCGCAAAGGGAGTTCTTAGACCACAGCATTATACTACTTCACTTGACCTAATTTTAGGTTCTGAGGCTCTTGTTGGTATTGGAACCACATCAAACCCAGATTCTGACGTAAGATTTGCAGATGACCTCGGAAATGAGGCAGTAACAAGAATAAATGACTTGGTACTTCTCAGTTATGATGATGTTGAGTATGTCAAGAATGAATTTGCTACAAGAGTAGAAAATGTAAACCCATTCAACACTCCAAGTTGGGTTGGTTCAATTGAACTGAATCCAGCAACTGATACCTGGATTGAAACCAGAAGAACAGAAAGAACGGATGATATTGAAGGAAACTTTACATCTACAATGGAAACCCTTGGTGTTGACTCCAATACTGGTCTATCACCAATCAACTGGGATGTATGGGAGACAAACTGGACAGGGGTTACTGAAGTCGAAGGACCTCAAATTGCTGAAATCCAAACTGGTAGTGAACTAGTTTCAACAACTGTTGATAATGATTGGTGGGGAACTACTACAACTAGAACATTTGCTGATAGAAGTATTGCGTTCCAGAACAACACCTTCACAAGAACAACTGAGCAATCCAGACAAGGAATTCAGTTTGGTGTTAGTGAAAGATTTGATACATTCAACGTTGGTGATAGATTAGTTTCTAGAGCAGTCATTACTTTGATGAGGTCTAGAAATATCGAAGTCATTGCAAGAAGATTAAAACCAAATACAAGGGTTTATGCCTTCTTTGATAATGTTGATATGACCAGATTCATGGTTCCTAAACTCATTGAAGTTAAGATGACCAGTGGAACCTTTGAAGCTGGAGAAACAGTCACTGGATTTGTTGCAGTAACTGGTTCAAATACATCAATATCATTCAGACTAGCAACACAGAATCATAAATTTGGTCCATATGATGATGCGGAAGAGACATACACAGTAAATCCATATGATGTAAACAGTGCTTTATCTAATGATTATTCATCCACAACAAAAGTACTTAATGTAGATACTGCAAGTCTAGAAACTCAGTCTGATGCTAGATTCTTTGGTTCTATTGTCAAAGGAATGCAACTAGTTGGTTCTACAAGTGGTGCAGTTGCTGAAGTAGAAGACATTAGATTGGTCTCTGATAATGCAGGAACTATAATTGCATCACTATTCATTCCAGATCCAACTATTCCATCAAATCCAGAATTTGCTTCTGGTACAAAGACTTTAGTATTAACTACCAATCAAAATAATGACCCAATCAGAGGAACGGGTGAAAGTATTGCTGAAGGAAACTTTAACTCCAGTGGAACACTTGATAATGTAGAGAATGTTACTCTGAGAATCAGAAATGCAACAGTTGAAAGAAATATTAGAAATGAATCTCGTACTTTAACCGAGACTGAAGATAGACTTGTTGCTAATACTATTACTAGAAATAGACTTGTAACTACAAGACAGCAAAGAAGATGGGGTGACCCTCTTGCTCAAACCTTTGAAGTACAGGATCCTAATGGTATTTTCTTGACCAAGTGTGATTTGTTCTTCAAGACTAAGGACCAAGGTGAATTACCAGTAACAGTTCAAATCAGAACAGTATCTCTAGGATTACCAACTCAGGAAATCCTACCATTTGCTGAAGTTTCATTAGACCCTTCACAAATTTCTGTTTCTGATGATGCTTCTGTACCAACAACGTTTACTTTCCCAGCACCAGTCTTCCTAGAGACACAGAATTCATATGCTATTGTAATCATCTCTAACTCCGATTCTTATGAATGCTGGATTTCGAGGATGACAGAAGAGGATGTCTCTACACTGAACAGACCAGAGTCTGAGAAAATTATTGTTTCTCAGCAACCATCACTGGGTTCACTATTTAAATCACAAAATGGTGCTACTTGGGATCCATCACAGTTGGAAGACCTTAAGTTTACTCTTTACAGAGCAGAATTTAACTCTCAGCAAGGAAACTTTAAACTTTATAATCCAAATCTAGGTGTTGGTAACAGACAGATTACTTCACTCAGATCTAATCCAATTGTTGCATACTCTAAGCAGACATTAGTTGGACTTGCTGGAAGTTTGAACACTGTCGATACAGCAAATCTAATCCCAGGAACTACTGTTTTCCAGAAGAATTATCCAGATTTCTCTGGTAAGTTGGTCAGTGTTGTTGGTGCTATTGGAATTGGTTCAGAACTAAGTCTCACAAATGTTGGTTCTGGATTTACTACTAATGCAACTTATACAAATGTACCTCTGAAAACAATTTCTGGACGAGGTTCTGGTGCTCAAGTTAGCCTAACTATTGAAAATAATATTGCGGTTGCAGCAACAGTTTCTGCTGGTGGTACAGCATATGCAGTTGGTGATGCACTTACAGTCGATGCCGACCAAACTGGTGGGTTTGGAAGAAACCTAGTCATGACTATTCCAAATGTTGCTGGAATCATCTCTGCATTCAATTCATTGATTATTGATGAAATTCAAGACGATATTGATACTTCTGGAACCAATAATGAGATTGTCTACATCAATCCAAGCAATGGAATTTCCACAGTCACTGGTGGAGTTGTAAATTACTCAGAATCAATATCTGATGGATTGCATTTCAAGGTCAATCACAATAACCATGGAATGTATGCTAATGCTAACCGTGTTAGAATTTATGGTATTGAATCAGATGTTCCACCAGAGAAAACTACTGCTCTCTATAATCAGTCAGCAACAACCGATATTTCAGTTTCTGCTGTAGGAATATTCACAAGTTTTGAAAATGTCGGGGTTTCTTCAGATAATCCTGGTTATGTCAAAATGAATAGGGAAGTTATTAAGTATACTGGTGTCAATACAGCAACTTCTGCACTTACTGGCATTACTAGAGGTATTGATGTCCCAACTGATCAAATCTTCTCTGATTTGGTTATTTCTTCACACCCAGTCGGAACTCCAGTATTTAAGTATGAATTTAATGGTGTTTCACTGAGAAGAATTAACAAGGAGCATGACTTTGCCGACACTAACACTGTAAAATATCCAATTACAATTGATAGTTATCATCTCAAACTTGACACTCAAGTATCTGGAAAAGATAGAAAGAATGGTGCACCTAAACTATTCTTTAATGAGTCAAAGACTGGTGGAACTTATGATTTGAATATTTCTTCTGCTGGAACTAATCTTCTCAATGGTCCAAAAGCAACTCAGAATATTCAATTTACAAGCATTAGACCTAATCTCACAACATTACTTCCTGAAACAACAGGAATTGATGCAAGAGTTAGAACTGTTTCGGGTCTTAGTGTTTCTGGAGATGAAACTCCATACAATATCGTTCCATTTGAACCAATTTCTCTAAATTCTAATAATTATTTCGATACTCCAAGAGTTATTTGCTCTAGAGTCAATGAACTTGAGAATGTTTCTGACTTCTTGGGTCGTAAATCATTCACAATGGAGTTGAACTTAACTACTACTGATACTAAAGTATCTCCAGTAGTTGATTTAGACAGAATTAATATTATTACAACAAATAATAGAATCAACAAACCAATTGAGGATGTTAGAACAGATCCAAGAGTCAATAGTCTCTATGATGACCCACATGCTGCAATTTATGTAACTAAAGTAATTCGTTTAGATAAAGGTGCTACAAGTCTGAAGGTATATCTAGATGCATTCCGTGATAGTTCAAATGAAATTATTGCAATGTATAGACTTCTCAGAGCAGATTCACCAGCATCTCAACAATTATTTGAATTCTTCCCAGGATGGGACAACCTCAATCAAGATGGTGTGGTTATTGATCCCAAATCAAATAGTGGAAAACCAGATGAAAAGATTCTGGCTTCTGCATCTGAGGCAGACTTCCATAGTTATGAGTTCAGTACTCCTGATGTTCCAATTTTCAACGGATTCCAGATTAAACTGATTATGACTGGAACAAACCAAGCAATTGTTCCAAAAATTAGAGACCTCAGAGCAATCGCAGTATTATGATACCAATCAAAGATAATGGTGGTCTTTTCAGAGATGAGAAGACCAATGCAGTCATTAACTCTAATGATAAAGAGTATAATGATTATTTAAAAGCAAAGAATGCAAAGTTATCCGAAAAGGAACAACTTGATAAAATGAAAGATGATATTAGTGAAATTAAAGATGCATTGAAAATTATCATGCAAAAGATAAATACTTAAAAGTAAACACCTGCAATGTCTGCTAAGATAATCAATTTAGTATTGGAGCAAGGTGCTGATTTTCAGAGCACTTTTACCATTTACAATGAAAATGGGTCAAAGCTCAATTTGACAAATTATACGGCAAAAAGTGTAATCAAAAAGCATCCAACATCATCTACATCTTACCCTTTCACTATTTCTTTTCCTAATAGAGTAGAGGGTAAAGTTATGGTTTCAATGGCAAAAACTGATACTACCCTTTTGAGTGGTGGCAGATTTGTGTATGATGTTATGATTACTTCCCCAACAAATACTACTTTAAGAGTTGTTCAGGGTAGTGTTCTTGTTACTCCTGGAGTCAGTCTATGACAAACTATGATGTAACAGTATCATCTCCAAATTTTAATGTAAATCTTCAGGGTGAAGATAAGTATAATGTAGGTGTAAATTATGAGGCACCTCTTAGAAGTGTCCAATATACAAACTTAATCATTGATGATTTTTCAAGTTTATTTGATGGAGTGAGGACTGTATTTGACCTTCTTGTAAATGGGCAACCATATACACCAAACAATGAGCAGCAACTTGTTATATCAGTAAATGGATTGCAACTTCGTCCTGGTATTGATTATCAGGTCTCTGGAAGTAGCATAGAATTTGCAGATGCACCAGCAGCAGCTTCTGAGTTTTCTGGTGTTGCATTACAAACAACAGCAGATTTAACAAGAACTGTTGTTTTCTTAATTGATAATGGTTCTATTGATATTACCCCAGGTGATTACGGACTATTGACACTAGATGTCACTGGAACAATAGAAGAGTGGAGAGTCCTGTCAGAGCAGACAGGAAATATAGCTATAAATATAGAAAAGGCAACATTTGCCGACTTCCCAAATAATTTTACTTCAATTGTTGGGAGTGAATATCCTGTTTTACTAAATCAAAACAAGAATAAAGACGATAATCTTACAACTTGGTCAAAAGAACTTGATGTAGGTGACGTTCTTAGATTCAGTGCTTTGAGTTGTACTGGAATACAGAGATGCTCAGTATTCCTCAAAATAAAGATTTGATTTACTATAAATAGGTTTAGAAAGCATTTAATAAACGTTCAAATTACGTAGTTAGGAGACTTTATCAATGGCACTATTAGTACCAGATTGTGGCGAACTTCAATCCTTAAGATATCTTGTCAACAGTGATCATGAGATTCCAAGAAATCTCATTCTTAAACTATATTCTAGTGACACAGAACCAAGTGAGTCTGATGTTCCCGCAGATAATAAGTACTACGAACCATTCGATGCAACTGGTAACGTAGGTTACGGCACCGAACCATCAAATGGTTACCCAGAAGTAGTTAATAATAGATTCGACCAGGATTATTCCAATGCATATGGTATCCTCCTTAATGGAAACCTTTGGAATGTAAGAACGATTACAAATGCTATCGTTACCACAACTGGATCTGGTACTGTTAACGAGTACACAATCACCGTTTCCTCCACAACCAACATTGCAGTTGGTCACTATGTAAGTGGTGGTGGTGTTGGTTCCAAGGCAACTGTTGCTGCTATTGATGGTAACACCATTGTTCTTACAGTCCCTAACACTGGAACATTCCTCAACCAGAATATTGAGTTTGGTGCAGGAACAACAACCGCATCATACCCAGAGCAAACCTTCACTTTCTCCTCTGCTGCTAATAACCAGTATGGTTATTACCTAGTAAGAGCAAACAACATGCCAGTTGAACTGGTCGGTGTTGTTGATGCTGCTTCAGTTGCTGAAGGTGTTGCAGTTGGTAAAACTCAAACCACTGGTACTATCGGTCAGAACTACGTAACTCTCTTCGACAAGAAGTATGAACCAACTGGTGTAGGTTCAACTGGATTCTTCATCGTTGACGTTACTGATGCAACTGGAATCACCACCAACCAGAGAGTTGCTGGTACAAACATTGCACCAGAAACAAGAGTTGTCGGTACTGCAGGTACAAACAGAATTTATCTCGACAAAGCAACAACTGGAACAGTTTCTGGTATTGTTACATTCACAGAGAATGTTGGTGAGAACATCACTGTCGGTATGGCAGTAACTCACGGCAATCTACCTGGTGAGGTTAATGGTATTGCTGCTGGAACCAAAGTAACTGGTTTCGATGAAATCGAAAGAATTGTTTATCTAAGCAGTGACCTAGTAAACAACATCCAGGCTGCAACGGGTGACACCGTATACTTCAACTTCAGTGAAGTAACTGCTACAAACCACAGTCTAAATAAGGGTGATGTAATCTACATCGCAGCAGGAACAGGTAATACCGTTACCGAATCTTCCACTTACACTGTATTTGAATCAGTAGACGCAAATACATTCACAACAACTCCTGCTCTTGCAGGTGTCGGAAGTGCAACTCTTTACAGCAGCATCATGTTTGCTGAGAGATTCACAAACGGTCCATACAATATTCAAAACAACGGTGACCAAATTAAAGTCACACTAAATATCAGCCTCGACTGATTACTTTTTTGGTTTCATTGTTTCGTTATGGAGGGATTGGGAGAACCCATCCCTCCTTATTTTTTCTCTTTTTTAATGAGGGGTATAAATGGCAATTAGAGTAGTTGGTGTAAACTCTACATTTGAGCAGCAAAGACAGGTAATTAATGCAATATCTGCTGATGTAGATTCTGCATTAAATTCTAGTGTTGCTTTTGCACAGACAGCAGGAATTGCAACTTTTGCACAGACAGCAGG